TTGGTCTTTTGAATGGGAGCCGTTAGCACGAACGAACCAGTAACCAGTATCATCATTTTGCCAGCCCGTTTTGATTTCTTCCGCAGCTGCAGATGGATTAGTCAAGCGATACACATAGTAGTAAGGTCGTCCAGCATAGAGCCAAATGTCGTCATGATCGTTCACTGTGATGCCATCAAAACGATAGTTACAGTGGATAATGTTGTCACTATCCACGAAAATACCTGTATGCCCACCTGCTCCGCTAGAATAGCCACGACGCCCCCAAATGAAGACGTCTCCACGTTGGGCATCCCATGGAGTGTTCTCAGCGATGAGCTCATATCCGTTCTTTTTGAGCCAGTCATGCTCATACTCAGTATTGACTGCCCATCCTGCGGAGACTGCTCCTCCGCTCAATAGAGCGTAGTAGATTGAACTTGAGCAATCATAAGAGTCAGGGCCATTGCGGTCGTCCATGCTATAAGATACTTGCCCTTTTCGAGCACGCATCCAAGCAATAGCTGTTTCGAGATTTAGTCCCATTATTATTCCCCTTTCCAAGCTTCGTTCATTTGCTTGACCGCTGACTCGACAAATGTGTCGAGGTCTTTGTCGGTCATGCTGATGTTGTATTTGGTAAGCTCTGCACGGATCTTATCACGAGCTTGTCCCAACTTCTCTTCACCTTTATATCCGGTTTCAGCTGCTACCTGTTCCACAGCGTTGACAGCATTTTTGGCTAAGATTTCAACGATTTTGATAGTCTTTTCTCCACCTTTTTTAACAAGGTAATTCTTGACTGCTGTGACTGCGACGCCAGCCAAAATGACAAGAATGCTAATTGCTCCATTTGCGATAATTTCATTGATTTGTTGCATGTTATTCTCCTTTTTCGATTTCGTCCATGCGGTCGTTCATGCGAACCATTTCTTTCTGAATGTCTCCGACCGTGTGTGTAATTGTGGTTAATTCTGTCGTTGTCTTTTCAAGATGAGTCATCAAACGCTCTTCTCGTCTGTTAGAGTCGGCTTTTGATTGCTCATGCAGATCCATAATCTTCTTCTCTCGCTTATCCGAAGTCTTGATAAGATATCGAATGATGATGAAGAAGAGTAGGATAAACAAAATCGCCCAAGCTACCTGGCTTTGAGCGATTTTTTCAGCTTCTTCAATTGGCATACAACCTCCTTCTAATCGATACGTGGCATGACCACGGTAAGCACACCTTGCTGTAGCATTTCAGCAAGCGACTGTTCTTTCCATGTGTAGCCCTCTGTTGGCTGCATTTGGAACTTAAAGATAGTCTTAGTTCCACTCGGCCATTTCGGATTCGTATCGAACGGATAAGGCATTGCGACAATATCGCCGTTTCCGTATCGTGTACTTTTAACAAGTGGCTTGATGAACCCAGCTACTTTATTGTAAGCATAAGTTGGCATACCTCCATTTTGAGATACTGCCAAGGCAATCAAGACCTCAGTGATAGCTGATACCGTGTCAAGGTTTTCCTTGTTTTCGGTTGCCGCTTGTTCTACTTTGGTTGCCATCTCTTTGTTCTTTTGCAACTCTTGAGCTACTTTGCTGAATTTTTCGTTTTCTGCTCTGTTCGGGAAATTTTCCTGATACAAAACTTCAAGAGCCATTTCAAACAGCTCTGTGTTTGACAAACCGATTTTATCAGCCGGTAGCAAGATAGGTACGATAGCACCGTCTGAATTGACTAACGTGACCTTTGTAGCCGATGCTGTTCCGCTTGCGTCAAATTCTTGGGACTTTGTCCTATATTCTAATTTCATATATTTTCCTTTCGTTTATTAAGGGTAAGGGTCATTTGTAATATAAGTTATTGTACCCGTCCAATACTTATTTCCTTGAGATTTACTTGTAAGACGGATTTTCCCATCTGTTGCAAGGTGCAAGATAGCCGTACCTGTTACTGTTGAGTCTGAGATACCTTGCAATACAAAGCCAACCTCTTGAGTTGGTCTAAATCCTACAGGGATTGTTTCTTTGACTTCTCGATAATCTGAAAATGTGTCGATATTAGTGATTTTTCTTTCTGTTGAAATTGTAACCACATTCCCGTTTCTGACAGCATTTCCTATGACATCCCAGCCTAACTCTATCTTTCTTGTTGCTAGTTTCTGCAAGTCATTCTTTGTAGCAACCTCTTTCCAGTCGCTCCAGCGGTTAGCCATTCTATACCTTACTAACATTGTTTCAGTGGTAGCCGTCCAATAAGTCTGTACAACATATTGAGCGTCATCATAGACTTGAACCAACAACCAGCCATTCTGATTTCTTGGTCTATCAGGCGCACTGTGACTATAATACATACCATTTTTAAGGATATTATCAAGACTTTCTTTCGTTAAAATAGAAATTCCGTTATTTCGTGTCAGCTGGTGCTGTTGAATGGGCTTGTTGTCTGCGTAGATGCTTCCTTTGACATCAAGAGCGCCCTGCTCCCTGATTTTATTGACGCCCACTCCAGACCTGTCATAAGACAAGACTACGCTCTCTGTTGGCACGTTGACCATGAACTCAGTACGAGTGAATTTATCCTCAACCGTGCCAATGACAACCCAGGACTGATTAGCTAGATAGTTGCCAGCTAGATTAGCTTGAGAATTGGTCAAGCTTGAGATACTTGTCCATGATCCAGTGGCTGGTCCATTATCGACTGTGTAAGAGTTAGTCCCTAGTCGAGCAACCTTGAATGTCAATCTCATTGAGTTCTTTTGACTGCCTGAAACAGCCAAAGGGGCGATTTTGGCATTTCGTGTGACTGTCAAAGTGCTAGAGGTTGAGCCCGTTCTTGCTATGCTAAAGCTAAGAGCAGGAGCAAAATACTCAAGCACGGTTACAGACACCTCTTTAGTATCCGACCAACGGCCACGGCTATCAGACACGCTCGCTCTGATTTTGATTGTGCCGTGATAATTCATAATGCCAAGACTGCCACCGTTTGAACTTGTAGACTGGTTTTTGCCGACGATTTCAGCATAGTATCCAGTGATGGATGAGCCGTAAGAACCGACTGCACCATTAAAAGCTACCTTGATGTTAGAGATTACCTGAATGAACGTATTCCCGTTTGGGATAAGATTTTGAGCTGCACCGTTCAAGTCCGACAGGGAAACTCCTGCAAATGTGGGCTTGACATTCGCTGGTACGCTAGCCGTGAATGTAGTGGACTGCGTGCCTGTCTTTGTAGATCCTGAATAGGTATCTACAAAGATAGTCCCTGTTCCACTTGCGGAGTTTGGGATGTCATTTGCAAAATCAAGAGGGATTGTCCACGTTGCGGATGTGTCCACGTTGCTTGCAATCGTTCCACTCTTGCCGGCCCATGCATAGCGCACTGTATGCTTAAAGCTGGAGCTCTGACGATTGATGTTGATAGTAACCGCACTACCAATCACCCCAGCGCTCACGCTTACAGAGCTTGAGCGCGGGATAGCAGTCAGACCGAGATTTCCTGATACTGTGATAGTCCCATGCAGTCCGTTATTCGGATTGAACGTACATGAGAAAGGTAGTGTCTTCCGACCGTCTGAGTTGTGTGAGATTGTGGTTGAACCACTAGCGAGAGTGACCTCGCCGTCCCAAACTTCCCAAACTGGATTGCTAGAGTGCACATTTTGGCCGTCCAAAGTTAGAGATAAAGTACTGTCTCCCTGTTTATTGAGCGTGTGATAGTACGTATAACGACTAACTGTCAACTGCCAATTGATGGTTGAGGTGTTAGCAGAAATGTCTGTTGAAACTTCATCAATATACACATTCAAATATAAGCTGTTACTCGAATTACTAAATCTAGGCATTTCGCTCCTTTCTATCCTACATAACGAATGACATTCATGTCATTGTTAAGATGATACTGTTCCTCTCTAAAACGTCCTATTTGGATAGTCTTAGAGAAAATACCGTTCTCAATGTGGATAACGCCCTGAGAGATATACATGACCTCGACACCAGCGCTAAACATTGAAATTCGTCCATTTGGACTAAATAGCATACTAGACGAGCCGTCGTTCTTACCAATCACAAGCCCCTCATTTGAGGAACTCATATAGGTATCAATGAAATTCCAACGGTCAGACAATTCTCCAAGATCCTTAGCAATACTTGAGACCCGCTGACTAGCTGAAATCAAATCTTTCTCAGCTTGTGCTCTTGCGGTTTCATTCGCATTGACAAAGTCCTTATAAGCCTTTATCCAGTTATCCAAAATATCAGCGCTCGCCTTAGCCTCAAGCTCAGCTTGGATAATTCCAGCTTTCTCATTCAAAGCGTTGAGCTGTTGCTGCGTTAGCCCTTGGTCGGCTTTAGAGTCAATACTTGTCTTGATTTCTTTTAGCTGGGTTTCATCAATAGCTCCTTTGTCCCCTTTATCGCCTTTAGGACCAGGATCTCCTTTAGGTCCTGCGTCCCCTTTTTGACCTTGGAGACCATCAGATGCATTGATAAGCGTCAACTGCTCAGACGCTATCTCTTTGTTATCAACCCATGCCGAGACTGTCAAGACCATCTTTTGATTGATGTCAGAGGCTCGGACAATGTAGCTGGGACTTGTAGCTTTGATTTCGCCATCTACAACCCAACGCCAGCTGCTGTTGATGACCTTATTCCCTCTCATGAGGGTAGGAGTCACAATCGTCTGACCTTGACCGTTCTTAAAGGCTATACCGTTGTCTGTAGCTAGCTTGATAGTGTAGGGCTTGGATGCTTCGAAAAGTCGCTCAAAGGCAGCCTGAATGCCATCTGATAACTTATTCTCTAGAGCCTTGAAATTCGCAAAAGTGGTTTTGTTACCTGCCGGATTTGTAAAACTGATTTTCTGTTCGGTAACTCGTGCTTTTACTATTAAAGCTGGACTAAAACCATCATCATAAATCTGGACCGTGTCCCCGATTTCTACGTCCACAAAGCCATCTACTTCATATGTGATGGCTGGGTAGCAATGTTGCTTTAATTTCAGATAAGCAAGCCGTCTCAACTCGTTTGGCTCGTCTGTGTCAAAGTCGAAGTCTCGTCTTGTCCACTGGTCCTCAGCGGTTGCTGAAGTGAAAGTTGAGGGATAGAGTTGCATGGACAACGGTGCATACAGTTGTTGCCCTCTTTGGTAAAACTCTAATTCTCCCCTCTCGTTTTTGATAGACCAATCTCCCAAGTTTTCAATGGTCAGAACCTCTTTTTCAGGCTCAGTTTCTTTCTCTTTTTTCTTAGGAGGTTTGATGATTCGTTTCTCAGTATTAGATGGTCCACCTTTCTTACTAGTCGTCACAGTCTGTTCAATAGAGCCATCTGAACGAGTTGTGGTGGTCGTTGTAATTCGTGTTTTATCAGCCAGTTTTGTGACTTTCGTGTGGACAATAGTCTTACTCTTTGTCCCGTCGGATGCTGTGCGAATAATTGTTTCGGTTGTCGAACCATCCGCATTTTTCACTCTCTGACTAGATAGATGACGTTCTCCACTTTCTTCGACTTCCACGGTCGGCATTTTCCCGGTTGGGCGAATTGTATTGAAAATACCCGTTTTGTCCACTTTTCGGGTGATGGAACTAATATTTTTACCATATTTTAAAACCACATCATTCCTAATACGACCAACACCTTGGTGTGTATCGTCGTGTTCGTGATATATATTTACAGTAAAGTTCTTAAGTGTGCTATCTGCTTTTAATTGTGTGTCAAATTCAATCTCAGCATTGAATTGTTTCGCAAGATTAAGCAAGCGAGCAAGTTTTGTTTCTTGCGTCGTCCACTCAATGGTGCGTTGCTGGTCTGAAATCTCGTTAATTCCAATAGTGAGATGAGCATAGTTCAATAAAGCCATCTCTTTGCAATATTCTGCAAAAGTCATGGCTCTCGTTGCTTTGTAAGGATTTACTAACTCATTGATCAATTCAAGATTGAGATTCTCACAATAGCATTTGATTGTCTGCTCATTTTCCTCCACTGACATTACATTAAAGAGATAGGTGCGCCCGTTGTGTCGGAATGACACCCAAGCACGTTCGTTTAGATGATGGTAGGCCTTTGATGAAGCTGTATCTGATTGAATTGCTTTCTTAAAGACTGTAAACTCGAAAGTTGAAGCTCCTGTTGGCATGTCTCTTGACCATGTATCGTTATAATAATTAAGCGTGTTCTGCTTACTATTATCAACAAAAGCAACCTTTTGCAAGGTTGCATCGTGAATCGTTAAAAGCATTATAGCCACCTTTCTTCAAATTCAATTGTTACTGTCGGATGTTTTTTGATAAAACTAGAGAAATATAACTCTAATTTTGAATTACCTGGAGGGATAGAGAGCCATTGAGAGCCGTCTACAACCTCGCTTGCTTTTGCTATTCCATCGATATAGACCGTGTCATCCTCGCTATTGATTAGAACATTCGAACCAATTGGAAAACGATTGGGGATGTCATTCGTTGTTGGGACAAAATCTTTACGGTAGTACAATTCATCTAGATACATGTGAGAGACGATTGGATTGTCTCTGTACGCTCCGATTGTAATGTGAATTTTTACGGACTTTTTACCCTCGATCTCTGGAATGATAAAAGTAGAGTATGATCCTTGATAAAAAACTTGTACCTTGCCATCATTCCGTTTTAAATCTGACCACCCTTTTGCCACACTAAAAGGATTGATATCTCCCGTTGTAGTTCCATCAAAATTCCATCGCTTTAGAATCCTATATCCACCTTGACCATCGCTAGCTAAAAAATTGAACTCACATTCAGAACCTAGCGACCGTTTAAAGGTCTCAACACCATACAAAAATTGGCCTGCCTCATCTGAAACTGTCACCTTGATGAATCCATATTGATTATTAGCTTCGGACCAAAAAACTTGTCTCCACCAAAAATAATCATTCAGGGACCCAGTGCTGCCTGTGCTATCATTAGGGATTGCCCAGGTCAAACTTGTAGCGTAGTTGTGTAATTTAGTTTCACCTCGTAAATCTTTCAATCTAACGTGTGGACGTTCCCAAAGATTAATCACTTCAGCTGTTCCTACAATGTACTCTGTCCGGTCATTTGTGATGGCTTGGTTCTTTGCTGCGATTGCCAATCCATTTGTGATTTTTTCACCTCTAAAATCAAGTAAGATTTCTGATTTTTGCGATGGTTCGGTATCGGCTTCTTCACGGTTCCCGATTTCTAAGGTTCCATTTTGATTAACTAGACCGATATAGCCATTCTCAGCATTGTGTTTGACTTTAACGATTGGAAATGCACTCTCTGTGCCATTATTTATAAGATCAAACACCATCTTTCCTGCTTCGCTAGTTGCGTTTTTGTCGCTATCAAAGCGCTTATATGCTGAACTATGGGCCACGCCATCAGGAATGATGAACTTAATAGACCCGTTTGAACGTCTCCCACTTGCCTCCTGCATAGAGATATCATCAATTACCATGGCCAGATAATACTTGTCTGGCTCATCTGAAAAGGTCAACTCTTTAGGACTATCAACATTAAAAATACCCGCAAGCTTGTGCTTGAGGGTATTTCTGTCTTTGGACCAGATAGAGAAGTCCACCTTGATATATTTTGCATCAATCGTTTGTTGCTGGATATTCACGCCAATTCTTGGGGCATGATCGATAGAGATAGAGCGATTGTTCCCGACATCACGTTGGATGTCATGGATTTCAATAAACTCTCGTAAATCTATTTTATTAAAACGCATAGTCACTTCACTCATTCAATCACCCCTTTCATTCTTAGTAGCGTTTTCTCACGCTCTTTCTGAGTTTTAGTAATGATATCCGTAACTTTTGAGCTGTCTAGATAAGCATTTGTGTCCTTGTTAAGGATAGCAGTAAGCAATTTTTCTAAACTTGACCTCAGAATCCTCATCTCAGACACGACTTTATCAGTATCTTGCCCATTTTGAACACTTGTAGTTTGAATAGTGATGTTACGTTGAGCTTGTTCCATTTCACGAAGAAATTTTGCATCACTCGGGATCCCAATACCAGAAGCATATTTAGGAACACCCATCTCATGCATCAAACGTCTAGTCTTATCAGCTCGCAAGACTTTAGAGCCTCTCGGAAGAGGAAGTAAGACGTCCCTGCCTTGAGGAATGAAACTCCGACCATTTGGTAGAGTGACCATTTCCTTGTAGTTGCTATTTCTTTGGTCGTTGACGATAGCAAGTCCACCAGGGTGATAGTTGGTCCCGTGTGCATGCTTGCTCGCAAAGATATTCGTAAAGAAATTACCAGTAACGCTATCAATCCAGCTCTTAATGCCTGAAAGAACACCAGAAGCATTGTCTCGAGCGTTGATAGTGACCGTTTTGTCCTGGATACCATTGACACCACTTTTGACCTCGCTGACAGTGTCATTAGTACCATTCTTGGCAAGGATATTTACTGGATCATATTGCTTGATAGCATTGATAGCACCGCTTGTCTCGTTTCGTACACCGCCCGTTTGGTCAGCAGCAAACAAATTGATAGGAGATTCTTGCTTAGGTGAATTAACACTCAAAATCGCACTTCCGACAGCTGCGCTCGTATTATCCACCGCATCCAGAGACTTAGTCTCAGCAGATGCAAAATTCCAAGCTGTAATCTTATCGATGGATAACTGGCCATTGTTCAAAACATTCGTAGGATCTGCCTTCAAATCTTTTGTAAACGGTGTGGTCGCATTCCAGGTTGTCAAAGTATCAGTAGAACGAGCAACTGCTTTTTGGATACTCTCATCATTGGCCAGCAACTCTTTCTGTTTTGGTGTGAGCGATTCATAGTTAGATAGAGCCTTAGAAGCTTCCTCTGCCTTGTTCATGACATCGGCATTTTTCATGAGGAGTTCTTTAACTTTAGCTGGCATACTGTTCCATGTTTTAAGATGGGTTTCACTATCAAAGATGGCTTGTAGACCAGCTTGGTTCTTGACAATTACTTGTTTCTCTTCGAGGGTCATGTCTTTCCATTTGCCAGATTCGACAAGAGCCTCGGCTATAGTCACACGAGCGTTTGAGTTGATATCCGCAGTCTTAGCGATAAACTGCAATTGTTCCCAACCTTCCGCAGATTTGGCAGCTTCTCCGATAACTTCCTTGACATTGGATTTAACTTTGAAATTCCCATTCTTATCAATGTTACCGACCAACAATGACCATGCATCGTTAGCCTCTTTCACTTCCTTGCTCATTTCACTAGTATAGTTAGCAAGGATGCTATGCGAATTCCCTACCTTTTGAGAAGCTTCAGCAGCTTTCTTTCCGATTTCTTCATAGGATAGGCCGTATTCTTCCAGAACTTTCTTGGCTTCTTCCCAATAGTTCCAACTTTGCCCGGTTCGAGCTTTCACCTTTGCATCAAGATTTTGCATGACCTGGTAATACTTACTTCCCAGAGCTTCCATCGTTTGAGTGTGGTTTGCTTCTAGAGTTTGCAGTTTTTTGTTGTAAGTTTCCTGGTCAATAGCCTTTCCGTCTAGCAACTCTTTCAGCTCACTTTTTGAATTCTCGTAGAGTTTCTTCTCCTCATCAAGTGCTTGTTTTAAAACATCTTTAGTATGCTTCAATTGTGTTTCATTCAGACTTCTGACATCACCATTCAAAGCTTGTAAAGCGGCCTTTTGTTGCTCAGCTGACAGATTCATCATAGACAGTTTTGCCTTAATCATCTCATTCTGATTGTTCAGGATGATTTCTTTCTCCTCTTGAGAGAACTTGCTCGCATCTCCGTTATGACGTTGATAAATCTCATTAATTTGATTCATCATAGCCTCAGTGTTAGAGACGACCTGACCATTTCTTTCCTTGGTTTTGGCAATATCGTCCTCACTAAGGCCCCACTTAGCGCCCAACTCTTCCATTCGTTTGTTGGTCTTATCTGCAGCAGTAGCTATTTCCTCATAGAGCTTTTTAAAGGCTCCGGATACCTTATCGGCATCTCCAGCATGAGTACCGAAGTTTGCAACAGCCGTACTGGTTTCATCAACAGTCTTTTGAAAACTTCGCAATTCTCCACGAGCAGTATCGCTCAACTGAGAACCGAACTCTTCAGTCTTGATGCGAGCCTTGTCTTTCTCGTTTCCAAGATAAACAAGTGCGGCGGTAGTAAGACCAAGACCTCCGACTATTAAACCAAGAGGATTCGCAAGCGTCCCCATTGATGTTGTTAGAAGCCCTGTTGAAGTTGAAGCTGATGCAGTCGCATTCCCAAGCGCTACTGCTCCACCAGATGCCAATTTAAAGGCAGATGATAGATTTCCGGTTGTTCTAAAAGCTTGGAAAGTCTTGAACATTAGAGACATGCCGCCAACCGCTTTACCAGTTCCCTTAGTAAGCCAGCCGAGTGCTTTTGTAAGATTTCCGATAATTCCAAAACCTTTCCCTAGGATGCTTAAAGCTGGACCGGCTCCTACAGTTAATGCCCCCCACTTAAGAACATTTCTTTGTTGCTCTTCAGACATGGAGCTGAACTGTTTAGCCATTTTGGCCAAGGTGTCAATCCAAGGTTTTGCAGCCGTTAGACCTTCGCGTAGAGCCTTCAGAAGAGGCCCGCCAAACTCAATAGCCAAGTCAGTTACCTGGTTCTTGAACATCTTCAATTGTGACTCTGTTGTCTCATATCGCTTATTGGCTTCATTGGTCAGAGCAGTATTCTCTTTCCAAGCCTTGTTTGAACGATCAACAGCCTCGCCCATTTTATCAGATGCTAGAGCCAAGGATTTCAGCATGTTACTTTGTCGGATACCCGTCATCCCGAGTTGTGCCAAGATTGCGTTCATGTTCACGCCTTTTTCTTGTGCATCCTTGAGCCCTCTGATAAATGATTGCAAGGCAACGACCGGTTTCTCTTTCCAAGCCTGTTGAAACTCCTCTGAGGTCATTCCAGCAGTTTTGGCGATGAGGTTCAAGTCATCTGCTGCTCCCTTACCTGTCAATGAAACAGCATTACCAATAGCCGTCAAAGTTTGAGTCATAGCGGTACCACCAGCCTCAGCCTCAATACCAACAGAACTCATCGCAGTAGCAAGACCAAGGATATCTGGAGCGGTTAAACCAGCCAGCTTACCACCAGCCGCCAAACGATTAGTCATCTCAACGATGTCACGCTCAGTTGTTGCAAAGTTGTTACCTAAGTCAACAACAGATGCTCCAAACCTTCCATATTCGTCCGATGTTAGACCAAGAATATTCGCAATCTTGGCAATGGCTGTCGCAGCTTCTTCTGCGCTCAAGTTAGTTGATTCTCCCATGTCAATCATGGTTCGAGAGAAGGTAAGGATATCCTCTGCTTTGATACCTAACTGACCAGCCACTTCAGCGACATTTGCGATTTCCACCGCACTAGCTGGCAATTCTTTAGCCATCTGACGAATGCCATCAGATAAGTTCTTGTAGGATACGGTTGCAGTCTCATCTACTGTCTTCTTCACACCTGCAAAAGCAGATTCATAGTCAGACGCAGCTTTCGTGACAAGCCCAACACTAGCAACCAAAGGAAGAGTCAAACCAGTAGTTAGTTTTCCTCCTAGACTTGAAACACTATCGCCAAAAGTCTTGATTTTATCGCCACTTTTGATAAGGCCGTCTCCAAATTTATTGATACGGTTCGCAAAGCTATTCTCCTTACCAACTGCAATCAAAGCTTGTTGCACGTTACGGAGTTGACCTTCCATGGCTGCCAACTTAGCATTCTCACGTTCAATCTCAGCAGCGGCCTTATCAAATTTAGCTGTACCAGGTTCGAGAGTATCAAAACTTTTCTTCATCTGGTCCAAGACTTTTCTTTGCGCTTCAATCGCTTGACCAAGTGTCTTGTACTTAGCTTGAAGTAAGTCTGTGTTTTTCCCGTTATTTTTAAGGGAGCTGTCTAGCGCCTTTACATTGCTTTGAAAGTATTTAACCGCATTCTTAGCGCCATTTAGAGTAGGATTGAACTTCGACACGTCCAGCCCTAGCTCGATATACATTTGACCTAACGGCGTTCCACCTGCCATTCAAATCCTCCTTTTTAAATCATTTCTAGAAAGTCAGCAAGATCCATGACTTCCTCAGCTTTAGCAGATTCGGTTTCACCAAGAACACCCATTAGGTCCTCCCAGCTCGTATCCATAACATCACGGATACTCATACCGTATGGACCCTCAGTAGCTTGCTTGACAAAGCTATAAAACCGTTTTAGTGCTTCACTTGGCTTTATTTTTTCTCCTTTGGGTCAACATCACCCACCAGATGAGAGTAGATGTCTGCAAATACCGCAAAAATATCTGCCATATCCGTGTATTTCAAAAGTTCTTCCACTTCCAAATTTTCAAACAATGAGGCGATGAATGCCAATTGCTTGTCTAGTTTTTCAACTTCAGACAAGTCAGAAGATAATGCTTCATTGAGAATCAGGTAGTCACGATAGTCCTTAGTAGTAATTTCCTTACTGGTCTTTTGAACATCTTGACCTTTCTCATTTTTAATTAAAAATTTAACCTTAGCCATATACTTTCCTTTCTAGAAAAAAGATAAAAAGAGAGCTTGCGCCCTCTTCCTACCCTGCAGCAACCATTTTAAGTTGCCCTTTGAATTTTTTGAGCTTAGCATCATCTTTACCAATGTATTTCACATAGTAAAGACCATTTGTTTCAGTGTCATCACTTGCAATAGCAGCGAAACTCAAGCTGTCATCTGGAAGTTCTTCTTGCTTATCTTTAAGCGTTTCAAGTTCTTCAGCGTCCATTGAGAATTGTCCTTTGAAGAATCCGACTTGTGCCTGAGTCCCATTTGCAGTCTGAGACTCAAGCATAACAGCGCAGTATGGAGCAACTGTATCAGCACCAATACCAATAATTTCATCTTTGACTTGATGTCCTAGGATTTTAGCGAGTACTGTTGAAGGAATATCAACCGCAGTCAGTTCCATCTTCACATCGCCAACACCACGGTTTGATACGTGGTAAGCGACATCACTACCATATGTTTTTACTGGATCACTTGCAAGACCTGAAATTTTAGCGGTACGAGTCGCACCTTTGCCGGTTTGACCTTCAATTACAAAAAGGTTTTCTCCAAGTGTCGGATTAGCATTTCCATCCAACACACGAATTGTCATACGTTTAAAACCAACTAATGCCATTTATAGCACCTCTTTCTTTAATTTAGTATTCTTCGTATAGAGCACTCTGACCCTTGTAGGTTCGAGCATCTACATAGCGTTTGATTTCTGGAATCCATTCATCCAAACCACCACTGGTTTGATAAAACCCCTGGTCTTCCATAATCTTTTCAATTTTTCTTTGGAGTTCTTTGCACTCCATATAATTTTTAGACTCTACATTGACCTGATAGAGAAATGTCTTAGCCAGGCTCGTATTACTACCATGAGCCGTCTGCATCGGCGGACCAACTGGCTTGATAACGATACTTGGCTCATTATTTGGTAGCGAGTCAGGACGTTTAAAAGATTTAATACTGATTCCAGCTAAAGACTCATCTTTTTTCAAAGCCTCATAGAGTTCATTAAACTTATCTTTAACCATCTAAAACCCCTCCGTCTTCAAATGACTAGCGATTCTGTATTTATATGTTTTAGCATGAGCTTCTGAAAACCGTCTGATGACACCGAATCCCCTTGGATGTGGATTCTTACCATATCCAAACTCATTCAAGTGAACCAAACGCCAGCGAGAACCCTCACCAAAACCGATTTTCACAACAGGAACACCACTAGCAAGACCCGTCACACGTCCAGCAGTAGCGCTTTCGATGGTTTCTCCAGTATCTTTGTAGACCTGCAGAGCACCTTTGAACTCTTCTAGAGTCTCGTTTGCGACTGCTTTTAAAGCTCGACTAGTAGCACGTTTAACCTTGTTATTGCCAAGATGTAGCTCAATGTTTCTCAAAACATCGTCGAAACCTCTCAATTCTGCTCCACTAGACATCTTGACCACCACCAATGACGACTATCAAAAAATCCCGATTGTCAAAATCAGGACGAACATCGATAATTTGCCATTTTTCACCACTAAGACGAATATCGCCAACTTCGACAAAATGCTCATTCTTCGGCTGATAATCAGACAAAGGATCTCGAATTTTCAAAGTCATCTTAGCTTGCATAGATTTCCCAGTTGCAATCTCGATGTCTTTAAAGCTAGGAGAGTAAACTTGGCCCATCGTAAAAAAAGCCTTCTCGTGACTCACATCACGACCATGAAGCCCCTCCTCGACTTTAGAAGTATAGAAAGTCAAGGGGGTTCTCAGGTCTCCGTTTTGAGCCTCTGGCTTTTTATATCGATAGCTGGGACGATTAGTCTGATAGGACATCAGACATTGTTACTTCTGATTGTTTGTCTTCCCATTCAACAAATCCAGGTAACGCTTCGTTGATTTCATCGAAACGCTCTTTTGACTCTTCAAATTCTTGGCCAACAGAACGAAACACCCCTTCTTTGATGTCGTAAAAGCCTTTTAAAACCTTAATCATGTTTTTCCTCCAATTTGTAATTTTCTAGTGATAATGCCATCAAATCTCCTTGAAAGTTTCCGTAGAAAAATTCAACTTGGTCATTGTAGACATATCGAGCACGTTCTAAAATAAGCTCTCTCACTCGTGGATCAGCAGAGTCCTTACTACCGACCAGACTGAGGATGGCTGACTCAGAACTTTCCAACATTTTAGAGAGGTTGTTATCCTCTCCAGTATGAAAAATCCTCATCCGCTCCTTGAAAGATTTAAGGAGTGGATGAAGTTGTTCTTCTGGAGTCATGGTTCAACTCCTAGATTAGGCTTGAGGAAGTTGTAGAGTCCAGACTGCTGCAGTCTTTTCATCGTGAGCCTTACCATAAGCAAATTGCTTAGCAGTGTAGAGGTTCAAATCTTCCAAAGCATAGGTTTCTGTGTAGCGACCGAATGAAATACCGCCACCGACAAAGGCATCATAACGACCTTTGACAAATGTAGTGACTTTACCAGCAGTCTGCGCCACGGATTCAACCAAGATAAGGTTAAATGGCATCGCAGTGATATAAACTCCTTGAGCATTCAACGAAGTGTATTGTTTCTTTACATCCCAAGCATCAGCTGGGTTAACAACCATCACAAGGTTGCCTTCTACTGCAACTGGAGTTGTTCCGTCCGCTTTTACAGAGTGATGTTTGTAAACATTTGTCAATTCTTTGACTACGGTTGCTGAGTCAGCAAAAGTCAACTTAGCAGTTTGAGCTGTTTTTTCAGCATAAGTTGTCTTATTGCTTTCAACAGTCCCTGAGAGAGTACGAGAAAGACCGATAGGTTTGTTGTCTCCATCGCCGTTCAAGAAAGCAGCTTCAAGGGCAGCGGCAAAGGCTTCTGTAATTTGTGCAGAAACAAATTTTTGCAACCAAGCTGGACCAAATTTTTCGGCATCTTTTGGAATCACAACGAAAGCAGTCAACTTGTGTTGAATTGCTTCTTCATCGTTGAATTCTTGTTTAAGTTGTCCTTCGATTTCTGAATTGATTTTGCCCCAAACAGCTTGACCAGTTTGCTCTGATTTAAGGAATTTCAAACGGATACCAGCATTTTTAAGGCCGATATGCTGAAGGAGTGGACGTGCCATAACCATATCTTCAAAGATACGGTCGATTGTTTCTTGTGGGAAGAGTTTTTCAACTCCCTTAGGTGCGGCTTTTTCAATGTTATTGAAAAACTCACGAGCTTCAGCGGTCAGCTTAGCATCGTATGGATTTAAGGTTGAAACTTCTTCACGGGCAGCATCACGAGCTTGAGCCATCATTTCATTTGTCATGGACTCGATCATGTCATTGTATAGCTTCGCTTGTTCTTCTTGAGGTGCACCATTTGCAACGGCATCCAAAAATGCCTGACGTTGTTTTTCAAATTGGTTAGATAATTGCATTGTCATTCTGTTTTTTCCTTTCTTAAAACATAAAAAGACCGAACCCTTTAGGAACAGCCTTGTCTGTGTTATTTTCTGGACTTTCTGGAAAATTGAATTTCTTCTGTAGAAATTCGCTATTTTCAAAAGCCTCTTTGTTGATTTGTATATCTGGTAGTTTAGCTTCTAGCTTTTTAGCTACCAGTTCTGCGATTTTATCGATATCTGGTGTCATTGCTGACCTCATTTTTTCGATAAAATCACTTGGGATCATAGGAGTTTCACTCGCTACCAGAGTCGGAGCGACTTCGTTTGTAAACATAATCTTGTCTACAAATCCATGATTCAAAGCTGATTCAGCATCAAACCAGGTAGTCTTGTTCATCAAGCCAAGCAAGTCATCTAGAGCTTTTCCAGTCTTATGAACATAAGCGCTAGCGATAGATTTGTTAAACCCTTCTAGTACCCCAGCTTCATGAAGCAGAGTATTATGGTCTCCATTTACTTGAGTTGAGACATTGTGGATCATGATTTGGGCAGTCGGACTGATTTCAACCGTATCTCCTGCCATTGCAATCACGCTTGCTGCGCTTGCTGCAATGCCGACAATCTTCACGGTCACGTCGCCAGGATACGAACGTAGAGCAGTGTAGATTTCACTACCAGCATAAACATCTCCACCACCCGAATTGATATGAACCTCAATTGGTTCACCACTTTCAGGGAGGACAACATCTTTCGGAGCGGTTGCATCCCACTCAAGCCAGTCGTAAAGCCATCTGTCATTGTTTGATACAATCGTACCCTTAATCGGAATTACTTTCATCTTCTTTCTAACCTCCTTTCTCTAACTGTTCACCAAGTTGATAGTTTTTGGTGATGAGGAATTTATCGCCACCAGGGACAGATTCTAAGCCAAGTTCAGAGCGCACCTCGTTTCGAGTCATTGCTCCAGAAGAAATAAGCTTATCAATGTTTCCAGCAAGTGCAAACTTATCTCTCTGACCTTCGCCGATGATTACAAATAGATTATTGCGCTCGTATTTCCGTCTTGATACCAAGGCGAAATTAAGCCCATCACTCATTTTCTTAACAAGTGATTGGTAGCAATAACTATTAAACATTTTTTGGCTATTTTCAAGATTGGCCATATCGCCATGACTTAAAGCTGTTGGAATCCCTAAGACGTCCGCGACCTCATCATCAAATTGCCGACGAAGTTTCTTTAACTCATCAACAGAAATATTTGAAGTCCCTGTTGTATTCGTATGCTCGGAATATTCCATTCCATCTTGAGCTGGAACAATGGCAATCGTCTTGGTGCTAAATGATTTAAAAAGACCATCAGCATATGATTGGAGTTTATCACGCATCTGCTGATCAAAACTCCCATTATTTTTGGTTTTCAGAGTTCCTCTGATTTGATTATTCCTAGCCAAGGCCTCGACCAAACGAGTGTGTAACTTCTCGTAATCAGCAAATAAGTCAGAAATATAATCTTGCAGTCGGTTATTGTTGTACTGTAAGAAAATGACTTCACTCATCCGAAAACGCTTCTCAAAGGTATATCCTCTACAAGTTACAAACTCAAACACATCATCATAAACAGCATATTTAGTCCGTGTGTAAGAGTCAGCAACAAGCAACTGGTCATCAGTTGTAAGAAAAATTAGGACCTCATTCTTAGTGATCAACCGATAGACGACCTTTTGCCAAAAATCTGACGCAGATTCGTTCTTGTTAGGCCTTACATTCAGCAAATAGTCCCAATCAGAAGGCTTAGCCTTACCGTTTTCTTGATACTTAAATGCTGACTTAGCAAAAATTCGAGCGATGAACTCGGCTGACTTATCAATCGCTAAGCTTTTGAGTTGCAGATTTCCAAACATCCGCTCAAGATCCTCGAACTCAAACCCAACCTCTGGCACTTCACGCTTAAATAAATTCAGTAACCCCAATGCTCTTCCTCCTTTCTTTTAATTTCTGCCGACCACCCACCCAAATTTATTTTTAATTAAAACTCCCAACTATCAATCATATCTAGGAATTCCCCGACATTTGACTCTTGCACCAGCTCACGCTTGTAGAGAGCAGCTATCAAAGCATGGAAACCATCCGTCTTTCTTCTGACAGGTTCTTTTTTCAAGAAACGCTTGTTGCCATCCTTGTCCTCTTTGACGTAGGTATTATCCGTATACCAAATCATAGAGTTGTCATTTTCAAAGATAAATCGCTCATTTGCGAATCCATCTTCGATGATTGGCGCAACCTTAGATTGAATCGCCCCAGGATTTCTCAAGAACTCATATTCAAACCCAGCCTCTTCTAGCAATGGCTTCAACAAGTCCATTCTGAAACCATCAGCACATACAAGCTCAATCTGATAAAGATTTCTCCATTCTTCCAGCTTAGCAATCAAAAGCCGAGGATCAATACTCGGACCATCAACGATTGTAAACAAGCCTTTTTCTGCCCATTCGTCAATAGGCGCTTTTAGCTTGAAAACTTTCAAAAATGATTTCCGTGCAAATGAATGTTGCTTCCAGATGAATTCATCACCATTCTTAAATAGCAAACCAACGCTTGCAAAGTCTCGAATGCTAGCATAGTCAAAGCCAGCCACACATGAGCGACCTTTCAAGTCTATACCAGGAGACCGTAGACAAGCCACTAACTTATCTCGAGAGGTCACATCTTTCTCAAGGTCCGCTTCGGGAAGATTCATCCGTTTTGTCATGAACTCCTGACGGCCAGAAGGTTCCAACACAAGGTCATCATAATCGGCCTTTGTTCTAGCAAGCAACCTTTTAGCATAAGGCGTACTTTCATCCAACATCGGATTTGCCTTTGACCAGTTTTTCATGTCATCCACCTCATCCGCATTGTCTAACTTGCAGATGAAAGGGAATAGCCTAAAATCATCAACCTCTCCATTCAAGATTTGCATAGACTTCTCTATCAGCTTGTCATAGAATCCCTCACGCACATACCCATTCGTACCGTTGTAGAAAGTCCGAGCATGAGCGATTTTACCAAGACCAGACCTTTGAACCTTCACGGCCTTATCATCTTCAAATTGGTGGATCTCGTCAAACTCAAGACAGCCATCACGAGCAGAGTCCATCGTTTTCGGATTATTCGTCCTAAAAGAAAAGACCGAGTTGTTCGCTCGACCTGTAATAGACATTTTAGTTAGATAGAAATGGTCCTCAAGACCACGCCTTTGGATAGTCTCATAAACCTCCTCAAAGGAAACCTTACCCTGTTTCTCAGAGTTCGCAGTGATAGTCACATCATAATCTCTGATAGGGTAGATAGGACTGATAAAGAACGAGGACCTAGCAGACATGAAACCATTCTTACCACCCCCACGAGCGAGTGTGTATAGATACTCGTCGAAGTGTGGCTCCCCGTCCTCTTTCCTAAAAAGAAAAATGAACGGGGTCAAGAAAAGCTGGTATTTCGCTAGAGGAAAAAAGTTCTTTTCCGTAAACCGAATGAATTTCTCAATCAGGTCATTATCAAAATATAAATCATCGCGAGGATAGATTTTCTCTTTGATGATTTTAAACAGCAACTTTCTTTCTTTGTTGACGACGATTTCTCCACTCTCAGCCATTTTGATGTAGTCATCAACCAACGGATGAGAAATCATAACAGATCACTTCCAGACGTAGATTTTTCAACAGGAGAATTTTCAACTTCAAAATCAAACGATCGCTCAATAGCCAAAAGCTGATTGCTGGTTGTGTTGATTTCCTTGATGAGAGAATTCGCTTTTTGGAATCTTTGTTGGCCGTTGTGAACAGTGATGACCAATCCGTCTTCATGAAGTTTGGCTTTCAGCTCATAGAGCAGTCTGACGAGATAAAGATAACGATTCACTTTTTCATACTGGATTGCATCCTTTTTTCTAGGACTAAAATAGCCGATTTTAGAAAGTAGCTGATTTTCTAATTCTTTTATATTTTTTTCTGAGTATTCTTCCATTACCCCCCACCCCCTTTAATTTTTTGTTAAAAATTTGGACAGTTAACCCCTCCCACCGGTTCCCAAAACCTTTAAAACACTGGATTTTTTTGACCGGGGGGTGTTGTCATCCCCAAAATTCATCTGTTCTGAAATTTTTCTCAATCATTTTTTTGGATTTTCGAAATTGGAAACGACCGTGACGTTTATTATGACATTCTTTGCATAGAGTTCTAAGATTGTCTAAGTCAAGAGCGAACTCTGGATAGAACTCCAGCTCCTTGATGTGGTCAACCTCTAAGTTCTCTCTCGTGACTTTGCCTTCGTCTTTGCACCAAACACATTCGGAGTGATCACGTTCGAGTGCAAGCTTTCGAAGTTCTCTCCATTCACCAGAATTATAAAACTCTGTTCGGCCTGCTCTAGTTGCAACTTCTATTTTCAAAAGATTACCCTCTTGATTTCCAAAAGAGTTTAGCAAAATCGTCAGAACTAATTAAGGTTTGCTTAGCTGCTTTTTGGAATCGCATAATTGATTCTTTAGTTTGAGAGTCAGGAAAATATTCTCTGTTATCTCTGCTTCGTATCTTGTAAATCAATTCTCTTATTAAACCTAACATACTTTTGTAAACCTCTCTAATTTTACTCTCTCAATTCCTTGTTTTACATATTCTAATGAATTCGCTACATGAGTTTTAACTCAGATTTATCAGGCGTTTATCTTGAATGTGTGAAATGAAATCATCATAACCTCAAAACAATGAATTGGTATTAAAATAAAAAAATTAAAAGCCTTGAAACTTAGTCATGGCTCTATCTTGTGAATCTTGATTTTTGCCTATGTATCGTAGTGAAATACTCTGGCTTGAGTGGTTCAGTAGGTCCATTATCAGAGCGACATCTTTGGTTTGTTCGTACATGAATAAGCCAAAGGTCTTTCTCATCGAGTGAGTAGCTATGTTTTCTAAACCAACTTCTTCAGCAGCTTTCTTTATGATTTTGTAAGCTGTGTTTGGTTTTATGTGCTGGTGCTTTCCGTTTCGACTTGGAAAGAGGAAGTCTTCATCTTTCTTGTCTTTGATGTACTGCCTCATAGCATTCTTGAATTTTTTTGGCATCTTTCGTTTGGTTGGCTTGTCTGTCTTCTCATCGACAATCTGGACATGCCAGCCTTTAACGTGCTTTACTTTCAGTTTAACGATATCACCAATACGAAATCCCAAATTAACACCAGAAAGGAAGAGCATGAGGTTGCGTTGTCTATCTGACTCTTTGACTGCACTATGCAACGTCAGCCATTCAATCATAAGCTGAACATCATCTCTATTTCTGATTGGTTCAACAACTACCACATATCCTCACCTCCTTTTTAATGCACAAAAAAAGCAGAGGTTTCCTCTCTGCTATTCTTCATGATACTAATTTACCACATTGTTTTTGTCAATTCTATATGTTTTTTTGACAACTTTACATAAAGAGCAAATTTGAAAGTGTATCGAGAATCACTTCACGTCTTCTGTAAATCTGCTTGCTGTGTCTATACAAGTACCCAGTTTCTCCGTTCTCCATGATGTGCCAAACTTGAATCCAGTCGTATCCAGTATGTTCTCCCCAACGAAGATAGAAGATTTTTTTATCATCTGGTTCTAGGTTTTCTAGTAATTGGGAGATAGCATTTTGGAGATTTTCTAATCTTAAAATCATAGGATCGCTTGCGTAAGCAACCGCTAGATTCTCCGACCTGTTGACGAATGTCCCACTGCCACTTGCTCCAGTATCATCAATACCAGGAACAGTAAGATGTTTAACTTCGTACAAACGTTCTAGCTCATGCCTACGTTGTCCAATAAGTTTGTCAATCTTTAAATATTTATCATCGAGTTCAAACTCGAGATAATCCCTTCGTGCTTTTGTTAAGTTCTTTTTGACCAAACCTTACCTCCCATGTATCTTTTAGTTTTTACCCACTTGATAAGCTTGCCATCGTTGTTATTGTTAAAATAATCTGGCAATCTTGCTGTTGGACTTTCTTTGTAGATGGTTTTTTCAACTACCTGAATTGCAGGTTGCATTTCATCATCTACCCATCCAACTAACCAACCAGGATTCACATCATCTGAACCAAACTCAACTCCTTCAATTGTGATGCTATGCTTCACGCTATCAACGTTGATAATAGAATCATTTGATGTTTTTATTCTCATGTTCCATCTCCTCACTAACTTCCTAATGCACAAATTCGTTGACCAGGTCACAGATAAAGAGCTTCCAATCAGATTCTCTAAACGTCAAGAAACGATCTGTAGTAAAATTTCTAAGTCTTCTATAGAAAAGCATCTTTAGTTGGATTGACTCACCAACACTCAGTAAGGTTCCAGGGAAGCGATGTACTGAATGCACTCTATTTCCATACCCAGAAATATCTAAATGTATTAACGTTTCTGGATATATGCGCTCTGTACTAGCTTCAACTTCGAACTCAACCTTAACTTCTTCTACAATTGGAACTTCGTTTAAAATTGGTCGTGCAGAAAATAATGGCGACGGGATTTTTTGCCTTTTTCTTCTTCCTGAATATGGATATTTGCAAGGTTTCATTCTTTTTCCTCCAAAAGCTCAGGATTTTCGTAGATGTTCCCAATAACTTTGTAATACGGTAGAAATTCCTTTGTGATGTCAATCCGATAGGTACGACTTAGACCATCACCGTACCAGCGACCTTTGTCTTTGTCGTATTTGACAATAAAGGTATATTCTGTCTGTATCTGATGATGTAAGATATCGCCTTCAAAAACTTCTGTACCTTCTTGGTCACAAAGACCTGTTGATTGCATGATAGTTGCATTTTCATCTTCAAGATAAAAGTCAAAACTATATCCACAAACACATCTTGTCTTATCTTTTTCAAAAACGAGAGCTTTCACTCTTAACATTTGATTAAAGTCTGGAAGCCAAACCCTAAATCTTGGTATCATGCTAACACTCCTTAAATAAACAAACTAGCCAACCAAATTAAAAATGCACATGTAATGATTTTTGAAATACTGCTCTTCACAGCATACGAATAATCCTCTTCAGATTCTTTTTTGCTGGATAACACAGGCCAGATGAAAGATAGTAGTGCATCCATTCCTAATGCTTGCCAGACTGTAATTTTACCAACTGGAACAATCGTTGTGATAATCTCATTCCATCCATACTGAACTACAAATGGCGATACAACGATTACAAATACAGCCCCAATAATGATTCCTAGTTTTTTCATTTTATAAATCCTCCTCTTTAACAAACACTCCGTCAATCATCTTACCTTTGCGGTCCTTAATGACTTCATAAGCTTCTTCTAAGCAACTTTCAGCTGTAGTTCCATTACAAAATGAAACCGTACTAACCACACTGTCAAGAAACATCAAGTCTGCTTTGATTAAAGGAATCTGTGTCTCATTGTGACAGACATGAGCGTATAGCTTCTGAGCGATATTACCCAGACTAGAAACCATCAGCAACAATTCGAGTTCCTGTTGATTCGCTGAAATCTGAGCACCGTTCTTAATTTGTTGCTCAAGCCCAATCAATACAACTTGAATATCACCAAGCGCATCATAAATCAGCTCAGATTTGTCCTTTGCAATGCCTTCAAACAATTCTCCTGACTCTTCCATCAACTTCAAGAACTGTTTGACAGGATTCGCTTCATGTAAATTTCTGTCAACAAACCACTGCTGAACCTTTTCTTCCAAATTCATTTTCGTATTCATCTTACTTTTCCTCCACTTCTTTAAATGATTCCATTGTCTGAATAATTTTTTCTAACATAGATTTAGATAACGTGATGTAATTATTTTTCTTCACTTGTTCACAGAAGATACAAATTCGATCGCCAAAAAATCTGCAATTTTCAGTTAAGCGATGTCTTTCATCTGACTCTATTTGTTCCTTGTTGGCTAAGCTAACAAGGATTACTTCATCAGATTCTTTCCAATCTGGAAGTGCTACAGCTTTGTATAAGTTTTCAAATGCTAAATCGGTTAAAATATCTCTAGCCATCATTCTCCTCCGTTTTCAAGATCTCGGTCAATAAACCATTGTTTTACATTTTCTATTGTGCTCATGATAACTCCTTTGCGATAGCAGCAATAACATTCACGGTCACGCTATTTCCTGCTTGCTTATATAATTGACTGTTAGAGTTGACCTCTTGCGCCTTATTAAAAGCCCAATCAGGAAAACCTTGTAACCTCCAGCATTCTCTAGGTGTCAGCTTTCTAATCCTAAAATCAGGCTCAACCACGCCTTGACTCTCTCCAGTTAAGAGAGTATTTGCTATCTTCTTACCTACTCGCCCTCTGCGTGTTTTAGAGTTAGGGTGTGACAAATTCACGCTATCCCCAACCTCTGCTTCTGCATAGCCTTGAGAGGTTGCCTCTGTTATTTTTAAAACATTGTTTTCGTGATAGCTATTCCTAGTTAAAGTAGGAGCGATGTCATGCTCTCCGCCTTTATTATAACCATGACCTCGTTGAATGATTTTAGGTTCAAGTCCTCCGCCTTGATAGGCTCTGATAGTTGGTGCGATACCGTCTGTTTCGTAAATCACTCCACATTGATTAAAATTGGGTTGCAATACCCCAAATTGTTTTATAGTATTGCTTTTTATGGCTATCTTCTGCCCTTCTCCCTTGTTCGTTGTGAGTGTAGGAGCTAGGTCGTCAGCTTGATAGACTTCTCCATTCATGCCATTTCCAGATGGATTTACATTACCAATTTTTATGACTGATTGGCTATTAGTTGGCTGATTTTCTCCACTGAGAGGAAATACTCTTCTGGTACATTCTCCTCTAAGATGTCCGATAATGAATACACGTTCCCGATTTTGGGGGACTCCGAAATCCTTGCTGTTAAGCACTTCCCATTCCACATTGTACCCCAGTTCATCCAAGGTTGAGATAATGGTCTCAAATGTAATTCCGTTTTCGTGATTGAGGAGTCCTTTGACATTCTCAAGGAATAGATATTTAGGTCTGAGAATAGATGCGAACCTAGCAATCTCAAAGAACAAAGTTCCTCGAGTATCTTCAAAACCTCGTCTGTTTCCTGCAATCGAGAAAGCCTGACACGGAAATCCTCCACAGACAATGTCCACACGTCCGATTCCTCGAATAAACTCGTCTGATACTGCTGTGATGTCATGTAATTCTATTTCTCCCTTCGTGTCGTGTATAGCTTTATAACTAGCTCTAGCGAATTTGTCAATCTCACAAAATCCTATACATTCATGACCAGCGGACTCCATTCCCAAACGAAATCCACCAATTCCTGCGAACAGATCAAGAAATTTCAAATCCTCACCTCATCCCCCTCTTCAGATACCTCTGATATCTTTATCTCGAACATGTGCCCGTCAATAGCGAACGTCCCGTTACTTCCTAACAAATTCTCATCTTTAATGATTGACTTTGCTGTGTGCAAAACGAGTTGCCCTACTTGAAAAACAAAAGCAAGTTCTTCTAACTCTTTTATTGCCATCTAAATTTTCACCTCATCTCCAACTTTCACCTTGTCATAAACGTCCTTCGTAACCACGAACGCACCGTAATCACGAATCGTAAGTGTGTATAGCTTGCCATGGTGTCCTTTCTCGACGACTTTACCAAATATCTCAGCGCCTGCGTTATCAGCCTTGTAGATAACCATTGGCTTCTTCTCTTCCAAATTCCGAATCCTGCCCATCTGCCAGATATTTAGTCCAGCAGATAGCAGAATCCAGATAACGATAAATCGTTTCATGTCTCCTCCTCAAAATAAAATTTACCATTAAAAGGCTTGATTTCAATAATTCCATAATCTAACCCAAGTCTTGCTATAAATGGCTTGCTGATTCTCTCGTGCAAGGTAGACATCTGCTCTCTGAATTCATCTAACAGAAGAGTAGATTTGTAGAAATTACACTGATAACATGCTGGCATATAATTATCAAAATCATCTTCTCCACCTAAATAGTGAGGATGCAAATGATCCACTCTCAAAGTTTTCAAATCCAAAATCTTGCCACAATATGCACAGTGACCGCCGTATTTATCTAAAACCTTTTGTCTAGTGGCTTTAGATATGCTTTTTCTTCGTTTCAATCTGTGACCTCATTTCTCAATTCAAAACCAATTCCATACAAGAGCAAATTATTTTGAAAGTCAACGAATGCTTCAATCGTCTCAGCTTCTTGAAAGTCGTATTCCTCAACCGTGCTTAAGAAATCATCAATATCATTTCTTTGTACACTTCCGTACTCTGTCTTTGTGTGTTCCATTGCTTGTTCATAGCCATCTACATCGATTGTGTAGTAGATTTTGCCACCTGAATAATCATATTTGTAATTCTTGATAATCATTATTTCATCTCCTTGCTCTTAATTTCTCTAGTGAGTCTGTTTTTTAAAACATGACTTGTAAAATAACTACCGTCTGCATATGTATAATAATCAGCGGTTTCTTCAACCCACTGACTTCGTGTGTACGGATATCTGTTTGGTCGTTTCAATTTACCACCTCATATATAAGTATTTTGTATCGATATCTTGTCCTAAAATACAATCTCTCAATGATCTCAAATCTTCTAACGCACTGCTGACGGTCCCCCATTTGTTCTCAGGTTCATACTGTACATACTTTTCAGGATACTGTTCCAGTTCTGAGATGCCACGTTGAATGTTTTCAAAAATATCAGCAACATTGTAAATGGTACCTTGTTCAAAATCCCAATCCATAGCTGTCCTAAACATTTTTCCGAGATTGTAAGTTGGAGAACAACGCTTAGGCTCATCAATGCAGATATATTGTCCGTTTTCTATTTTTCCTAAGATTTCCAAATCATAACTCATCTACCTGACTCCTCATTTTTCTAACGTTTTGATTACACTTTCAATCTGTTCTTTCTTCTTCTGCAACTCTTCCAAACTTTTGACTTCTAATGCTTTTTTAATAATTTCAAGTTGTTCAATTTCTTTTTTAAATTTTATAAGTCCTTCAACTTTGCGAGCATAATCCCTAAAATTATTTGCCCATTCCCAGTCATCTCAGCCAAAGCAATTGTTCAACTCTCGTCTTAATTCGTTATATTTGTTTCGTAAGTCAATATTAACTTTATATTGCATATACAAAACAAATGAAGCCATGACAAGAACTGACAAACAAGCAATAAACATTCCCCAAAACATTAAATTTTCCATTTATTCCACCTCCTCGATCTGTATTCCTGGGCAATCGAATACCCATCCAAAACCAGAAGAAATTATTTCTGTTTTTGTAAGTTTAAGACTTCTTGGGTCAAATTGTGTTTTCTTAGTGAAGAAAATAATATTCTCTCCAAGAGTCCTGACGTTAACAAGATTCAAATGTCCATCGTTATAGTTTAATAGAACTACTTTGTATTCCTTCTCTTCCTCGATCTCATAGCCGTCAAGCCATGCACGAGCGAAGAGTTCTTGATTGCTCGTCTTTTTAATCCATAATATTAAATCTAAACTTTGGTTGTTTTCTTTCATAAAGTTTGGATTCATAGCAGTATATAGACTAGTTGTCAAATGTTCTTTACAAACCTCAATCCAATCCGCTACAACCTGTGGGATTGTGACTTTCTCCTGTTCAATCGATTTGTAAATGAAGTTCTCGTCTATACTTACGGTTTCTCCACTGACTAACTTAATTATCTTCTCTCTAGTTCCTAATGTATCGATTCGAAAACCAACTTCATATCCATCAATATAAACTTTGTCTTTATTCATTTTCCAATTCCTCCTACTTGTTTCTAAAAATCCAGCTCTTGCCCCTCATGGCTCAAAGGTACAAGAGCTAGCAAATTCTTTATACGTCATTCGTCCAATTCTGACGCATATTCTAGCTCGCTTTTAACGTGGTTCGCGGCACGTTGATTTTGTTGCTAAATAATAGCAGTCAATAGCACCGTAATCAAAACGTACATCATCTTTTCCGATGTGTTTTTTGAATTTTGGTCTAGTGATACCTGAGAAAGCCCATTGATGGTCTTTCATCCGTTCGATAAGATCATCCACATTGTTAAAACTCCCAAGAAAAAACTTGCAGTGTCCGTTGTAGACGAAGTAAAGATTTAACATCAATACCTCCTAAAATTTCATAAAAGCCATCCAGTGAGTTGTTCCACGCTGTTGCCCAAAAAGTGGTTGATGCGGAACCAATTCCAAAATTTCTTTAACATTTACTTGAGCATCAGACCACTTAAAAATAAGTGTTCCACCTGTTTTCAAGACTCTAAAACATTCTTCAAAACCTTGTTGTAAATCTAGCCTCCAAGTCAGCAAATCTAGTTGTCCGTATTGAGCACGCATGAATGATTTCTGACCAGCCCAGAGAAGGTGTGGCGGATCAAATACAACAAGGTTAAATGTTTCATCATCAAATGGCATGTCTCGAAAATCTGCAACAATATCTGGCTTGACATTGATTTTCTTTTTGTGAATTTCAAATTCTTCTTCACGTCTATCCATGTATGTTGTATGTGGTTCCTTTTTATCGAACCAAAACATTCTAGACCCACAGCACGCATCTAGTATTCGTATGTCTTTCATCCCTCACCTCTCTAAAAATACTCTTTCCTTTTATTTTTTAAGTCATTAAATACCATCAGATGATCATTGTCTACACCCTTCATCAACCGACTCATAAACGGTCGACCATATCGCTTCTGAATTTCTTGTGCAGTCAGATTAGTCGTGATAACCGTATTAGCCCTTTTATTAAGAATGTTGTAAAGAATACTGAAGGACCACTCACTATCCTTCTCCATCCCAAGATCATCCAAGACCAAAAACTTTGCACTAGCAATTTTATTGACTAGGAACTCTTCCTGACTAAAATCAGCTTTAATTTTCATCAGCAAGTCAGTAACATTGATAAAGATAGCAATTTCCTTTGTTGCATCGGATAACTTTTTCATCATCGCAAAGGCAAGATGGCTTTTACCCGTTCCAGCTTCTCCTTGAAAAACAACATTATTTCTAGCCCCCTCAGACCACTCTCGGCAAATCCTCTTTGCAAAAGCTAGCTTTTCCGCTTCTTTTTCAGTAGGTGTGTCGAAGTTGTCAAGAGTAGCATTTTTCAGCACATCATCATAGAGAGAGAATTTCTCAAGATAAAACCTCCGCTCTCGCTCATGCTCTGCATCAGCCAGCTCATTGACCTTTATTTGATTATCGGCATGGATTCGTTCCGATTCACACAAACGACAAACAATATCATTTGTCCGGAGGATTTTAATCAATGGAATGCCGTGCTTGTCGCAAATTTCATCCTGCTGTTCAGTGTTTCTCAGATAGGACAAAGCCGTTTCTTCCAGTGCATTAGTTACCATGATACCTTACCTCCGCAAGCCTGCCAGCTGGCCATATCTGACAAGCAGGCTATGACAGTAGAGAGAGGTTGTTTTACAAGCAGTGACCTTTTTTCATCGCTGATAGGGTAAAACTCCTCTTCAAATTGATTGATAACTTCTAAAATCCCCATTCGTCCTTAGCCCCCTGTTCTGATTGATTCCCACGAGAAGTAGTAAATCCCTTTGACTTGTTAAAGTTTGATTGTTCTGCTTCTTGTTGTACAGTAGTCTTGATGCCATTTTGCGCCCAATTCTTCAAAATACTATTTACATATCCAAAACTTCGTTTTGAATTATCAGCAGCCTTATCAATCGCAAGTTTTACCAATTCATACTCCATATGATCAAATCTAATGTAGTCAAGTAGTTGTTCAAATTGTTTACCATCAATCACCCCGATACGAGATTGATAATATTCAGCAATAGCAGCAGGATAATTGTCCTTTGCGGAATCTATCTCTTTTATATCTCTATTCTCTATTTCTATCTCTTTCTTTATCTCTTTCTCTGGTGCCTGTTCGTCCGACATTTGTCCGGACAAATGTCCCAAAAGTTTTTGGCCTTTTTCTAAAGCGATTTTTCGTCTATATTCACGCTTTCTATCAGCTTCAGTATTTGATGAACCAATAAAATTTTGGATATCAAGCATGTAGATGGCACCGTTATCTAACACCTCAATCAATCCCATCTCCTTAAATATCCCTACTGCCTTTTCTATAACTGCAACAGGTTGTCTAGTAATCGTAGATAACATCTGCGCATTATAAGGTATGCGGTCATTAAACATTAGTTTCCCATTATTTTTAAGACTCCTAAGATAAAGTTTTAATAGAATATTTGAATAAAGTATCCCGTCAGGCATGCTTTCAAGGATTGCTACATCGTCATTATCAAAAAAATTTTCTCGCAATTTTAAGTAATAATATTTTTTATTGTCAGACATAGTCTCCTCCAATCTGCATTATGCCCTAGCCCCCCATTTCCGATTATTTCTCCGGAAATCCATAGTCATTTCCTGATAAAGCAAACGACCATTTTCTTCCAAGAGATTCGCATTTTGACTTCTTAGAACATCATTGTTTCTTGCTTCTTCCTGATAATCACGAGCCAGTCTGTCATAATCTTCGATGCATGCTCTAAAAACTTGTGGTACGTCCTCAATCGATGAAGCGAGTCCTACAGGCGGCTGAGTGTCATAGGTGAATCTCCTGTCGCTATTTTTCAAGTTTCTTCGGGGAACTTCTCCGAAATCTTCTGTTTTTTCAATGATGACTACTACATTTTGTTCATCCGATTTTTCATTTTTAGCAGTCAGTAGCATCAGGATAAAGATCCCGATAAAAATTGTCACTAAGCCAAGCAATTGGCTTGATAAAGTTGGTTCTGTCATTTTGTTCTCCTCATGCTCTTAATTTTCGTACTTCTTTCTCTAATTCCAAAATTTCATAAACATCATTGACATCATACATAATATCTTTCCCTTGCTTACGAAATCTTAATCCTTTGCGCTCTAACTTCTTAATATAGCCATGAGTGAAGCCGAACTTCTTCATCAAAGTTTGTTGATTGATTGGCATGCGATCATTCTCTAACTGCTCCTTGACCTGCTTTTCAGCAAAGGCCAACAATTGATTCGTGAACAATTCAGCGCTTTCGCCGTCCAATCGTAATTGTAGTGTTATCCCTTCCATTTTTTACATCCTCTCAACTATGCGGGCAAGCATTTTTGTGATATAATGGTTTAAATTATTTAAGTATGCGCCTGATTACCGTCAGGTGCTTTTTGCACATCTCGTTTTCGTTCACGAAATAAATTGGTTCTAAACTTAATTTTTCCATTAACCCCCCTTTCTAAAAAACACTAACTCCTTGATTTTTCCAATAGTTGATAAAATCATTTTGTGATTGCCCATTATATCCACAAGCAAGGAAGGCTAGTCCGTAATTGTCCGTACTATTCAATTTTTTTACTAATAAATCAAGGTTTGATTTAACAAATTTTTTCATCCCTTTTATATCTCCGCATGGGTAAAAAAGTTTTTGTCCGTCAATTTCTACTTGCCATACCCACCCAAGAGGCGTTTTGTTATAAATGTATTTGATTTCCATTTTCCTACTCCTTCCTACGCTTGACTAAATGCGTTCAGCTCCATGATTTTCATCTTGGTATTGGTGCTTGGCTCCCAAGTCATCCAATAGGCCAGGGCTGCATCTGCGAATTTTTTCGGTAGCAAGTCATAGCGACTGATATTGAAATGATCTTTGAAATCAATCTCTGCTTGCCTGAAGACAGATTGAGCGAAGATTTTATCAGCATAAGCTGGGCTGTCAATCCCGCCCAAGCAAGCCACCACACGAGCCTTACGCTTCTTCAGGAGCGACTGAGCATAGCTCGGATGAATCGGTTGTTCACTCTTGAGATAGTCTATATCTTCAAGCATGGTCGCCTGTTGCTCACGCAATTTCTTTTGGCCAGTAAATAGAGCAATGAAGGCATCCTCATCCAAGTCCTCACGAATAAATCCGCCTTGTTTTCGAATCGCTGGCAAGACCTCTGATGTCACCCAACGCTTAAACTCTTTAGCTTGAGGTAACTTGCTGGATAAGATAAGAGAGTAGAGACCAGATTCGTTAATGATGATAGGATTTTGATTTCTACCCATGGCGTCACGAATCGTTACCCCATCTGTCTTATCATCTTCATCTACATGGTCAAAAATTGCTTTTCTTGAATTCGCATATCCCAAGATATCCGCAACATCCTTCCCAACGAACCAAGGCTCGTCATCAATTGTCAAAGTACGGACTTCCTGCCCGTGAAAATTAAAAATTTCGTTCATAATATTCCTTTCTAGTTTTATTTTGTTCAAGTTTCTTGAACTTCAAGTTTAAAAAAATAATCCCCTATTTGGTTATCTGGAATAAGTAACAGATTACAAGCTGTTGTAATTTCGTTGTTTTTCCAATAACGCTGATTATTTAATTTAAGTGAAATACTTCGTTCTGAAAGTTTCATAGCTTTAGCGAATTTTTTCCGGCTATTAAAAATTTCAGTAATTCTTCCATTCAATTTTGAATAATCAAATTTCATTTATTCTCCTTTCTATCTTTTGTTCAAGCTGTTTGAACTTTTGTGATTATAATTCTACTCCTTATTTTTCGCCTTGTCAATACTTAAGTTCATTTTTTTTGAACTTTTTATTTTTTAGCTTGAACTTTTGTTCAAATAGATATATAATTACTATTGAGAACGGAGTGTTAAATATGAAAACTACAACATCTTTACGACTAAAACAAATTCTGTCTGAAAGAAATCTTAGACAAGTAGATATCTTGAATAGTTCTTTACCACTTCAAAAGGAACTTGGTATCAAAATGGGTAAGAGTGCTTTGTCACAATATGTTTCAGGAAAGTCTTCTCCTGATCAAGACAAACTTGTTTTATTATCTAAAACATTGGGGGTCTCCGAAGCTTGGTTAATGGGATATGATGTTCCTATGTCAGACGATACTCCTGTCCAAGAACTAAAAATCCCTACTTCTCCTCTTGTTCAGAAAATAACTGAAAAAGCTGTAAAGCTTACTGCTCCTAGAAAACAAAAGGTTTTGGATTTTACAGAGAACCAATTGCGTGAGCAGTCTAACAAAGTTATCTCATTAGAGGAAGACTTATTTGAATACAAGGTATATGAAAAACTTTCAGCTGGTACTGGCTTTTCATACTTCAACGATGGGAACTATGATACTGTTTTTTACGACAAAGACCTAGACCACGATTTTGCTTCTTGGGTTTTCGGAGATTCCATGGAGCCTAAGTACATGAATGGAGAGGTCGTTCTTATCAAAGAAACAGGGTTTGACTACGATGGTGCCATTTATGCGGTTGACTGGGATGGCCAAACTTATATTAAAAAAGTCTATAAAGAAAAAGACGGTCTCAGACTCGTCTCTATCAATGGCAAATATAAAGATAAATTCGCACCATATGACGAAGATCCAAGGATTATTGGAAAAATAGTCGGAAACTTCATGCCAATTGAAAATTAAAGCCAAGGTGAACACATGTTATATTTTTCTACTAATCTTACAGAAAAGGAAATCAAGTTACTAATAGACGAACACAGAAGAACAATTAGTAAACTGGAAAACCAAAGGTCTTTAATAGCCTTTTTGGTTTTGCTGACCTTAATTTCTGTTTTTCTGCTTGGCATCGTTGGAAATATACTACTAACAATTTTCTCTTTTATTATCGGTAGTTTAGTTCTTCTCTTTTTGATTGGTATTTTTCCTAGGCAATCTAATACTGATCATCTAAAGGATGAAATTGAAGAACTGAATAAACTATTATCTATTCGAGTAGAAAATAGATTAAAACAAGAAGAAATTGATAAGAGAACTATTTATGATGTTATTCTGAAAGTGAAAGGAATATCTTATCGCCAAGAAGCTTTCTCAAATTTATGTCAAGAGCTTATAAGAGAATCAGATGATATCCCTTATTTAGGATACACTTCAAAAGAAATTAAGGAGGAATTAATTTTTAGAGGAAGATTTTATAAATACTTGCCTTTTGAAATTCCAGATGTAGAGTTTATCCCTGAATTTGATAATAAATTTGACCCTAATGCAGTTAAAATTGTGGTTCGAGGTTATCACTTAGGCTATATGACTAAGTCCAAAAGTAGAAAAGTATTAAGATTAACCACAGATTCAAATAATGAAGTTGTGAAAATTGCTAAAATTTATGGTGGTGATTACAAAGATATTGATCCAGAAAGTGATAAAATTCGTACTGTCAAGGATTCATTCAAGATACGAATTAAGTTGAAAGTCTTAAAAAAATAAAAAATCCCCACACTCTCCGACGGCAATCTTTGAGTGTGAGGTTTCAATCTTCCATCTAGCAAGCAATGGAAAAGATGATAAAAAATACAACTATAGTTTATCATAAGTTCTACACCTTTTCAACTATGCGGGCAAGCAATCGAAAAGAAAGGACATTTTATGATAAAAAAATACATTACAAAAAAAGGAGAGACTAGATATCTCTTTCAAACATACCTGGGCATAGACCCTGCAACTGGAAAAGAAAAACGCACAACAAGACGTGGTTTTAAAACTATAAAAGAGGCCAAGGCTGCCGAACGTGACCTTCTCTTAGACGTTGAAGAGAATGGTTTTTCAAACAATGAAGATTTCCAGAACCCTACTTTTGCTGAAGTCGCTGAGTTATGGCTTGATAGCTATAAAAGCACTGTAAAACCAACAACATATCAGAACGTTAAGAAAAAACTTAATGTTATGATTGACTCATATTTTACAGATATGAAGATTCAGCAAATCAGTGTAGCTTATTGTCAAAAGGTTGCTATCAAGTTAAGTAATCGCTATATCCTATATGCTAATTACTACTCTGTCATCAGCCGTATTTTCAAGTATGCCGCTTCTCTTGACATCATTAAGTCAAATCCTTTAGACAAGATTATCAAGCCTAAAAATAAACCCTTAAAGGGCAAAGAAAACTACTATACAAAACAGGAACTAACGGAGTTCCTTAAAGTTTCCAAAGCAAATTTTAAACCTGTAGACTACACCTTTTTCCACTTGCTCGCTTTTTCTGGCTTGAGAACTGGGGAAGCTATCGGACTCATGTGGTCAGATGTTGATTTTGAAAATAAACGGTTAAGCATTTCCCGGACAGCTGTCGTAATTGGCAAAAAGCAAACTGTCCAGGATCCTAAAACCAAAAGGAGTAAGAGAGTCATCACCTTAGATGATGAAACTCTGAATGTATTGAAACTCTGGAAACGTCAGCAAATAAAAGAATATTTCCAAGCTGGTGTGCCTTACAAACATGGTTCGAATTATATTTTTACGAATGACATAGGGGGATGGCTTTTAGCCGCAACTATGAAAGTGAAGCTTAGCAGATTCTTTCGTAAACACAATAATCTTAAAAAAATTTCGCCTCACGGATTTAGGCATACACATGCTTCTCTTCTGTTTGAAGCTGGTGTTACAGCCAAAATCATTTCGGATAGACTCGGTCACAATAATGTTCAAATCACCCTTGATATGTATACTCATATCAATGATAATCAACGTGTTGAAGTCGTTGACCAGCTCATGGATTTCATCCGCTCCAGTTAA